TAATAGAAGGTAAAAGATATTTTACAAAAACGGCTCACCCTAGATTGGGAGAGTTTCGGAATAATTCTGATAAATGGCGTGGTACATCTAAGAATGGCGTCGCACGTTTAGATTACAATACCAATGACACTACCTTTGGTGGGCTTGCTGGTAGCTTACAAAAACATATGAACAGAATGTGCTATTCACATGAATACATAGGAGATGAAAAATGAAGTTTTACAACATACAACCTACAGTCAAGAAGTCTGTGGTGGAATTCGAAAGCTACCGTAAAGGTAATAAAGAAGATGGCTTCCAATATGCTACTAAAGAACTTGGGTGGCGTTCTGGTGAGTTTGTTATTTCAGTACCAGAAACTTCTGAGGAAATTGATGACTGGGTTGCTAATCGTCCAGAAGGTCAATGGACACGTGAAGATGTAGATGATTATATTGAGAGAGGTGGAAACCCATTTCTTCCTAGTAAAGATGATACATTCATCGAACTAGAAGAATATGAATACGAAATGCAAAGCACATGGGATGGCTGTTGGGAAGAATGGACTGTTCACGGTGAAGGTATTGAAGATGAAGAAGCTCTTATTGAAGAGATTGAAGAAGCATACGCTGAAAATTACGACGAAGGTTTAGCTGAACTTGGTTGGACGCAAGATGACTTCACTATGGAAATTCATTGTCCTGTAGAGATCGTAGAATGCGAAGACCCATGGGGAAACGTGTAAGTTTACCTTGCTTCAAAAGCATAAATATATCACCAAAACAGTTTTGGAGCAAAACTTAATGAATACTAAATTTACAAACGCAATTAACCGTGTCGAACAATCGTGTCCACCTATTTGGATGATGCGTCAAGCAGGTCGATACCAGAGTTCCTACATGCAACTCAAAGAACAATATAACTTTATGCAAATGTGTAAACTTCCGCAGATAGCGTCTAAGGTTGCTATGTTGCCTATTGATGAATTTGATTTTGATGTTGCTATCCTGTTTAGTGACATTCTTTGGCATGTCGAAGGATTGGGTCTTCCATTGGCTTTTGATCCTAGCCCAAAGTTTGAATTTCATCTATCCGAAGAAAATTACAAGAACCACATGTGCATTGAGACAGCAATGGAACACATCAGCTTCCAAAAGGTTGCGTTGGAAACCACAAGAGATATGTTGCCCAGTAGAAAAAGTTTGATTGGCTTTATTGGCGGTCCTTGGAGTGTTCTTAACTATGCTTTAGGAGACAATAAGGCATCACTTGAATTTAAAACGATGTATTTGAATGATGTTATTATTCCTCTTATGGCTAGAAGTATCAGAGCGCAGAAGTTAGCAGGTGCTGAGGTAGTCATGATCTTTGACAGTGGTTTGCATAATATGTCTAAAATATATTATGAGAACAAGTATCTCCCAATGATGGAACAGTTATCCGCAATCGGAAAAGTTGGATACTACGCTCGTGATTTGCCTAATGGTTCTTTACCTAAAGTTAAGAAAATGGATTGGGCTGGTATTGGGATTGACTCTACTGAGGATTTGGCAAAGACTTTGAAGACCCACACTAATGGGTTTGTCCAAGGCAATTTTGACGAACAACATATGCTGTTGGAAACCAAACTCTATCATTATGAATTAGATAAATGGTTAGAAAGTTTAGATGATGTTGACACCACTGGTTGGGTATGTGGATTGGGTCATGGTATTCACAAACACACTCCAACAGATCACATAAAATACTTTATTAATCAAGTAAGGGATAAGTTTGAATAATGTTTGACGATTATGCGGCTTGGTTTAAAACCTTGCAGAATGATATATGTGACACCGTAGAAGACATTGAATGGGATACTTGCCATAACATGGAACAACATGAGAGTCCGACCAAAGAAGGTTGGACTCAAATGCACAAAACGATCAGAGGCGATGTAATTGAAAAAGGTACTGTTAATTTCAGTAAAATCAATTCGTCGTTCGATCCTAAGTTTGCAAGTGAGATACCTGGGACTGAAGAAAACAATGATTACCAAGCAACTGGTATTAGCGTTGTTCTGCATCCCAAAAACCCTTACGTGCCAGCGATGCACTTTAATACACGATACATCAAGACATCAACCAAGGAATGGTTTGGTGGTGGGATGGATGTTACGCCTTGTTTGCCTTTCGACACAGAAGGCTACCATGACGTATTAAAAGAAATGTGTGATCAACACGACGAAGCCTATTACCCAAAGTTCAAACAAGCCTGTGATGAATACTTCTTTATTCCACATCGTAATGAAATGCGTGGTGTTGGTGGGATATTCTTTGAGTACCACGATCCAAAAGATATGAGTTTTGACTTTGTTAAGGATGTGGGACGGACATTTAATTATCTAGTCAAACATATTACAAATGATCTGTCTGACCTTTCTTATACTGAGGAAGACAGGAAAACATTAGAAGTCAAGCGTGGACGCTATGTAGAGTTCAATCTTTTGTACGATAGAGGGACACGATTTGGTTTCAAAACAGGGGGCAACATGGAAGCTATTCTTATGACACTACCCCCTACAGTGAGGTGGGAATGATAAGAGTAGGTGTAAGGGGTAGCGATTTAGCATTAGCATATGCCAAAAGAGCGTGTAATGAATTACCCTGTGAAACTGAGATAGTTGTTATCAAAACAATGGGTGATCTTAACCCTGACGTACCAATACATGAAATGGGTGGTAAGGGTGTTTTTTGTAGCGCAATAGAAACTGCATTAATCAATAACGAGATTGATGTAGCAGTACATAGCTTAAAAGACATGCCTGGTGACATTCAACACCCTGATCTTGTTGTTGCATCTTATCTAAAGCGCAACAATCCACATGACGTATTGATAGGTAGTGTGTTTGAAGGTTGTGTAATAGGTACTAGTAGCCCAAGACGCAGAGAACAAATTCAAGAATTGTATGGTGATCTAAATGTTGAGATAAAGCATATTCGAGGAAACATAGACACACGTTTACAGAAACTTGACGATAAAGAGTACGATGCAATTATCTTAGCAAAAGCTGGTTTAGATGCTCTTGATATATCTAGGATATGTAAACCCTTGGATATCATACCAGCAGTTGGTCAAGGAACTACTGTATTGCAATGTAGAAAAGATGATGTTGAAACCATAGAACTTGTTTCCAAAACAAATGATGATTTGACAATGAGACAATCTTTCTTAGAGAGATCGTTGCTCAAAGGTATGATGGGTGATTGTAGTACATCAGTTGCCGCCTATGCACATGGAGATTCTCCAATTAAAATGGACGTTGTTTATTATTGACAACTTCATGACTTCGTGATATGATATACAGAACATAAACGTAATATATGATTTGTAAGTCATAAGGAAAGATTGTCATGAGCGTTACGGACTACACCGTATCACCAATAACTATACAAGAAGCCACACCGTTTGTTGTTGATTGGCATTACTCCAAGAACACGAATGGATTAGCTACTCGTTTCTGTTTCGGTCTTTTTGATGGGGCTGAAATGATTGGTGTTATGATATATGCGTATCTAGGCATGGCAAGTGTTTGGAAGAAGTATGGTGAGATTGAAACAGACGTTGTTGAACTAAGACGATTGTGCTGTATTGATGACACTCCTAAGAATACAGAGAGTTACTTTATAGCTCAGACTATTAATTGGTTGAGGCAGAATACAGATTGTAAAGTTGTTGTCAGTTATGCTGACAGTATGCAAGGGCATGTAGGTACTATATACTATGCATCAAACTTTTACTATTTGGGCATGACTGCAAAGGGTAGATCGATAAGGATTAAAGGTAATGATCGTCTGTATCACGAAAAGACAATACGGACTTACTACACACCTAAGAACGGCGAGAGGCGTCTTAAACCATACGCACAAAAGATTAAGGAACAGCTAGAGAACGGCGAAGCAGAGTACGTTCATAGCAAAGGTAAACACATATTCGTCTATCCTCTCAATAAGAAAGAGAGACGGAAGTACAAAATGAAACACGGAAATATATAATGACTAATATCGTATTAAAAAATGGCGACTGCCTTAAGATGATGGAAAACATTCCTGATGGTTCTGTAGATATGGTTCTAACTGACCCACCTTACGGAACCACGCAGTGCAAGTGGGATAGCGTTATCCCTTTTGAGCCTATGTGGGCGCAACTGAATCGAGTGACAAAGAAGAATGGTGCGATTGTGATGACTGCTGGCCAGCCGTTTTCGTCAGCGTTGGTTATGAGTAACCCTAAACAATTTAAGCACGAATGGGTTTGGATTAAAAATCGTGGAAGCAACTTTGCTAACACTGTAAGGGAGCCAATGAAAGAGCATGAGGTCGTACTAGTTTTCTCCAATGGGAAATGGACTTACAACAAGCAAATGCAACCCCGCACTGGAGGTGGCGTTAATCGTTTTTTGTATGACTTTAACGCTAGAGCTACTCAGTCAGATAACTATGGCGCAATTGGGTCGCCTAATTTGCGCCAAGGGGAAATGCGTGTACCGTCTTCATGGCAGAAGTTTAATACTGCTTCTGGAGGTGAGAAAACAAAACATCCAACCCAAAAGCCTGTCGCCCTAATGGAATACCTAATCAAAACCTACACCAATGAAGGCGAGACTGTTTTAGATTTCACAATGGGTTCTGGTACAACAGGTATAGCCGCTAAAAACTTAAACCGAAGTTTTATTGGAATTGAGCTTGACGAAGACTACTACAATATTGCAAAAGAGCGCATAGAAAATGCGAATCCACTTGGAGAATTTTATAATGACTGATGTGAAACTTATGCTAGGCAATTGCTTAGACCGACTGAAAGACCTTGATGATAATTCTGTGGATAGTATCGTTACTGACCCACCTTATGGAATTGATTTCATGGGCAAGAAGTGGGATTACGATGTTCCGTCTACAGAGATTTGGGAACAGGCAATGAGAGTTCTCAAACCAGGTGGTTATCTATTGGCATTTGCTGGTACACGTACACAACACCGCATGGCGGTTCGTATTGAGGATGCTGGCTTTGAAATTCGTGATATGATTGCTTGGGTCTATGGTTCTGGTTTCCCTAAGTCTCATAATATCAGTAAGGCTATTGATAAGGCGGCAGGTGCAGAGCGTGAGGTGGTGGGTATGAAGGATAATAAAGGCCGAGTAAAGGCTGAGGGGTGGGGTATGTCAGATGATAAAGCCGATAATATCACAGCACCCGCAACCGAAGCCGCGAAGCAATGGGACGGCTGGGGAACAGCACTCAAACCTGCATTGGAACCTATTACAGTTGCACGTAAACCATTAGACGAAAAGACTGTCGCCGCTAATGTATTGAAGTATGGTACTGGTGGTATCAATATTGATGCTAGTCGTATTCCAACCTCACATGAAGATATTGAAGCACAAAGAAAAACAAGCGGCGTTGTGGGTGTGCATTATACGAATACTGTGTATGGAAATTTCGCAGAAAAACACCCCGCTGGAAATGATTTGGGACGTTTCCCTGCCAATTTAATTCACGATGGTTCTGAGGAAGTTACTGAGTTGTTCCCTGATACTAAGAGTGCGGGAAAGGCAAGAGACGCAAGTAAGGGTTCTCACTCAGGAGAGGATGGGAATATATTTTCACCCGGTCTTGGTGGTTCCGCTATGCGATTTGGTGACAATGGTTCAGCCTCACGTTTCTTCTATGTTCCAAAGACATCTAAGAAAGATCGTAATGATGGATTAGAGAACTTTACACCAAAGGCTACAGCGTCTTCTGAGTTCAGACCAAACCATGCAGAGAAAGCAGACAACGGTGAAGATGGCAATCCATATGGGCGTTGGACACCTACACAGAACAATCACCCTACTGTAAAGCCTACTGACCTTATGCGTTACCTTGTAACTATGGTGACACCAAAAGGTGGTACAACCCTTGATCCGTTTATGGGAAGTGGTTCTACAGGACGTGGTGCAAAGCTAGGTGGGTTTAACTTTATTGGTATTGAGCTAGATGAAAACTACCTAGAAATTGCTAAAGCTAGGATTGATGCTATATCTACTGAGGTTACGTTGGAAGACTTTTTTACTTGACATAAAACGAATCGTGGGGTATGATTAAAACTTATTAAATAAGGAGAAAAATATGAACGAATGGATAACAGATTGTTGGAATGTCGTGATGGATCATGAAAAAAATCCACTAAGTAACATTCCCGACTTTAGTACACGACATATGATTATGCAAGTTCTTGCGTGGATGTGGTGTATCGTATTTGCTATCATCGTAGGTAGCATGTGGGCAGGGGTAATTAGTATGATGCTACATGCTCTACTATTAGCCGCAATTGCAGTAACAGTAGCAACATTTGAAACAGCGAAACGTAAGCCAAATGTATTTGGTGCTTATAATGGTCGCGGAAATGGGGGAGAACATGAGTAAATTTGAAGTACGCAGACCACACAAGATGCTTGATTGGCTAGAAGGTGAAATGACCGATTGGGCTATTGGATTGGTGACAGAACATTTTGGTGTCGAAGAAGTTGACACAATGTCTCGTGACCAGATCGATGAAGTAATCGCTGAGTGGGAAAACCTACTAAATCAAAATGGTTATGATTGGTTAGCGCTTGGTTTGCGAAATGCAATTGGCATTTGGGAAAACGAGAACGACGAATATATTATTTAAACAGCAAAACTCTCACCGCAACCGCATGAAGCTGTTGCGTTGGGATTAACTACCTTGAGGTAGCTACCACCCAGTTCCTCAACGTAATCAATGGTACAACCGAAGATAAACATCTCTGCCATGGGATCAAGCCACAGATTTTCAACTGTGGGTTCCTTATCGGTAACTCCCCACTCATATTGAAAACCAGAACAACCGCCACCTTTTACATTAAGTGATACGTTTGGCTTTCCTGCTTTTGCTAAATATGCTTTCGCATTATCTGTGACTTGAATGTTCATTTATTCAGACTTCCAAATAGTCCAAGCGCCATAAGCAATCATGCCATATGCTACTAGACTTACTGGTGCTAATACCATTGCGATACCTGTGCCAATTAGCACGGCTCCGTCCAATGATGTACGCTCAGTACATCTGTTTTTAATCCAATTCATAGTTTTTCTCCTAGTTTTTTATTGTTAACATAATGTTAATCAATTGCCACTATATTAGGCGATAAGCCTTCTTTCTTAGTCAGCGTTACCGCTTTTGCGCTATAACGTGGCTGTCCGTCATCTTTATTGACGAAGTAACTATATTTATAAGGATTGTAAGTTACCGATGTCCCATTTTGAATAGTTTCTGTCGGTTCTACAAGTGTGCCTCTGATGAAAGCATGTACATTTTTTCTACCCTCACGAAGCACTTTTGCTCTGCCAGATGGCTGAACAGCAAATGTTGCGTCTTCTAGTTGGACGTCATATGTGTGGGCAATTACTTTACCCTTATGCCTTACACTAAACAAGTTCTTGTGTAGATTGTAGTAAACTTCAACACGCATTAGTACATCCTTTATTTGTTATCAAAACACTTTAATCGATAAACAAACTAATGTCAAGTTATTTTGGTGTCTTTCCACCTAACTTCTTTGGCTCCACTGCATCCAGACGTGCTTCAATCTCATCGATCTTAGCTGTTATCTTTGGATACTTTTTACGCCATGCGTCTTCTGGTTGCTCCAACCAAGTCCAACCCCAACGTTCCACAAGGAAGTCCATTGCATTGTCTATCTTTGCGTAACCCCAAAGACCAATGCGTGTTGTACTCAAATAAGCAAGTACAACTGCACCAATTATCGATCCACCTATTGCTGTGTAAATCCACAATGTATCTTCCAACATTCTACTTATCATCATTTTTCTCCGTGTATTTACAATAGTGCGTCATGCTGTGATCATAAGCACCATCGAATGGCATTCCCTTTTTTAAGGCTCTCCATCTACCACGCCACTTGTCTTTGGTTCGTTGCCATTTTGTACAGGCTCTAATGTTTCCGTAGTAATTGATGTACCGTGGCGAAGCATTGTGTCTGTATCCCAACAGAGCAAAAGGTACGCAAGTAACCATGTCGTTGTTATTAACATGGCGATAATGAGGCGTTGTAATAGATTTGACAAATTTCCGTGTCCCTGTTCTTGGTGATCCATAGGTGAATAGCGCATCCACCTTCCCTTGCAATCTGCTACAAGCAATTGTTGCCATAGCACCGCCTAGAGAGTGACCACAGATTAAAAATTTCTTACCTTCAAATTTAGAAGTATTTGCTAGAACTTGATCCCAAACTTTATTTACTTCTTCTTGAAAGCCGTTATGTACTAAACCAGCACCATTCTGCGCTTTATCTGGTAAAGCATTTAGGTCTGCTTTAATATCAGAGAACTCACCTGGTTCTGTTCCCCTAAAACATAAGACATTCTCTTCTTTATTTCCTATGATGTGTACTTGAGCGCCATCATTCTCAATAAACTTGTGTCTTGTGTAGCCTAACTTCTTATATTCTTTTTTGGCTTCTTTTGCATCCATATAAGCTATTTGAGCGCATTGCGCCATGATTGAGCATTTTTCTATCATTTTTTCCTGTCCTTTAATTTAGCTTTCATAGCTTCGTGTTTGGCATTACTAGTTGGTGTCTCGGTTTTGGTCGGTAGTCTGTGTTCTTCGTAACTCCGTCGAAAGTCACTACTGGATTGTACCTTTTGACTACTGCCTCTACTTTCCCTACTTGCTTCAACGCCAAAATATCCAATCTCTCGCTGAAGTCTTGCAAGTCTTTTGCGGAGTTGAGTAACTTTTTCATCTAAATCAATACCAATGCTATTTAGTTGTTGCTCTGAAAATTCCGTCCCAATATGGCGGTAAGTCTTGGGTTGCCATGTAATTACAACGTTCAATCCAAATATCGTAATATTCATCCATTTTGCCATTAAAACCTCCTTTTAGTTGCTCACATATAGTGATAACTTCACCAAACTTTTGTTCTTTATAACACTTGTGCATAAAGTTGTGGCTTAGTTGGTTTGCACTATTGAATGCCTTATCTGATCCACTCAAGTCTAATGCTGTGTATATGTCTAATCCAACTGTCTTTCCTTTTACTGCAAGGCAATCAAGTTGAAGGTAAAAGAAATCTTTCTTGGTAGCTTGGTATGTAGAAGGTCCGACAATCAATACGACACCGTATCCTTTACAAGCACTTTCTAATCTAGCCGCTGTGGATACCGCATCTCCAAGAATGTCATAGCTGTGTCTTGCAGTCGATCCCATTTCACCAATGTAACCTAGACCAGTGTTGATCCCAGCGCCCATAGCAACAGGTGGTTTGCCAGCAGCAACAAGCTTAGCGCTAAACTCATCTACCGCTCTTAACATAAGGAAACATGTTTTAACACCATTTCTAGGATGATCTGGATCATTGATAGGTGCGTTGTGAATATGCATAGAGGCGTCACCAATGTACTTAATGATCATTCCGTTTGCGTCTAAGACTGGCTTAGTAATTGCATCCATGTAACCATTCATGACATCAGTAAGACCTTTAACGTCATCTCCAAAACTTTCGCCCAATGGAGTGAAGCCACGCAAGTCACTAAACACAATAGAAACTTCTTTCTTCATGCCTTCTTTGACAAGAGAAGGATTTTCTTGTAGCAGACGCACTACTTCTGGCGAAGCGTAACCTGCAAATTGTTTCTTGATTGCTTGCTTCTGTAGAAACTCATCTACAAACCTGAGTACATACTGTACAAGACCAACGAGCAAGAGCATAGCACTAATGGTAACGCCATCAGTAAGAATATTCGAAGTAGTAAAGACATAGATGGAACCCCCAATAAGTCCAGTGATTGTCATGACAAAAACACCAAGACCTATGAAAGTCCAATATGATAAAAATATAATGATAAGACCACTCACAACTAATGCGGCTAACTCGCCCCATGCTTTTGCATCTGCATTTCGTGTGATGTTACTCTCGTTAAATACAGTACCAAGCATTGCCGCCTGTATTTCATGTGGGAAGACAGAACCCATTGCTGTGGCGACTGGCTGAGTAATACCTGATGCAGTCGTACCTACAAAAACAACAGCCCCACCGAAGTCATTTGGTAAATCAGAAAGGCTTACTGAGTTGTATCCTTGTGACCAATCAATCCATACTTCGCCAGCTTCGTTTGTTGGTATAATACCAAATTGAGGTATTCTTAATTTATCTACGCCCAAAGGCGATAACTTGATTTGGAAGCTTGGATCACCAGCAAGAACACGTAATACTTCCATTGTAACGTTTGGATATAAAGTGCCACCGCTCTCAAAAACTAAAGGTGCGCGTCTAGTAACACCATCTATTTCTGGGAAGGTGTTGATGATTCCTGACCCCACTGCATTAGACTCAATGACATCGACGTTAGCTGTAATGCCAGGTACGCTTGGAATAACATACATATAATCGCTATTAATAATAGCGGCTCCCGGATTAATTGGCTCATTCTTATTCTCCTCAGTTCCTAGCATTGTTACTATGGCAGGGAAGTTTTGCAAGGTTGTTGCAAGTAGTTCGTCTTGCCCTGATCTATCTTCTTCACTCATGAGTACGTTAAACACCACAAGCCCAGCGCCACGATTGTACAAATCTTTGATAATAGCACCGTATTCGCCACGAGGGAAAGGCCACTGACCATATTGGTTCAATGCTTCTTCATCTATATTAACTGCGTAAATGTTATTTGGGGCAATTTCTTGGCTTACAATTAACTGATCGAAATAACGTAAACGCATGCTTTCAATAAAGGATGGGTTTGCAACATACAACCAAGCAAATAAACCTAGCATCATTACAGCCCATATCGGGGAAAATAGTATTTTTCTCATTCTTCTTTGCACTCGCATTTATAGCAGACGTCATTCACACACTCTTTACAATCTGGACTGTAACAGTGACAACCATGACCGCATTTCTTACAGGTTCTTTCTGTACCGCGCATTCTTTGCTCCTACGTTTATTCTATTTATTATATCAATATTGTGTTAAATTTACTGTACAGCCATTTGAATTTGTACAATAGCTTGTGATGTTTGCTGAGTTGAGTGCAGTGTCTTGATAACTACCACCAAGTTGTTGAACATTAACACTGACAGCGCCACCTGCATTTGTTACGTCTATATTAGCAACATTACGCATTGACCTTTGGTATACTGTTACATCATTATCATCACCAGTTACACTGATGTTTGCTTCGACTTCGCCATAACTGTCACTACGAACTTGTACTGTATTATCATCACCGTCAATCTCAATGTTGCTTTCTTTAAGTCCACCCCAATCCATATTACTAAACCGATGACTTCCGTTACTATGGTTTGAAAAGATGCTTTGTGCTTTATTGCGGTCACCAACAATATCAATATTGGTTATATTTTCATTAGTATTATTTTGTCCAGTTGCATGTGCTACGACAACTGTGTTATCGTCACCAACTGTACTACTTGTTACAGTAGAATCATCACTTGCGACACCATCTGCCCGATTATGTGCGTTGCCGTTCATATCTGTACAATTTGAATCATTGTCGATAGCACAATACTGAAAGTAGTTGTCACTACCATCTTGAACCACAGTCATGGTAAGATCATCACCAACTTGGTTGATGTATATTTCATTAGCGTTACTGCTTCTGGGTAATATCGATAGTGTTACTACCAACGCCCATGCGATAATCGTATACTGCACCGTTGTTTTGCTCCAAGTTTAATATGTAGCCGTAGTTGTTATTTAAATACAAATCTACAGTATGTTGTAGTGTTTGATCCACTCTTTGAAAGTGGTAGTTTGGTTCTTCGTTCTCTAATAATATGCGTGTTGTAGGATCGTACCCATACCCTTTTTCTCTAAAAAATTCTACGTTCTGTTTGTCCAATTCTGATTTCAACTGATTTGCCAATGCCAAACTTAATTGATCAAGAATATCGTTCAGCAATTCCTCAAGGTAGTAGTCTACATCTTTAAGATCAGTATCCCAAATATCTTCAATACTATCCACAAGATCATCAGTATCTAATCCATCAAAATCCAAGAAATCTACCGCAAGAGCATCTGGCTTTTCAACAATCTCACCTTCCATTGGTGGTGCTTCATCATATGGTGTGCTTTCCCTTAGTATCAGTAAATTAGTAATGTCTCGTTCACTTAGGTCAAGTAGTCTAGGTGGTAATGGTTTACTGAAAGAACTTCTCACCATCGTCGCTTGGAATGCTTGGTTCATAATAACATAACCCACGTCAGTCTCCACAGATATTTCACCAATTACACAACTCCCACTAACATCACAACTTGGCAGTAGTGTAACCATCGTCCCACCAGCCTCATCAACAACCATAATAAAGTCAGTACCCCTTACACCAATCGTCGCTGCTGGTGTTTTGATACTTACGTTTCTTCTGTTCCTCTTGGCTATTTGACCACTGGCATACCTAACCGTGCCTAATGTAGTTCTCAAACTTAATGCACCAACGCCCACACTTGGGTCATAAACGAAATCGTCAATCAATAGACGTGTGTGAGCCTTAAGGTCAACAAGCGTGTCATCAACAAAGCTGATACGCATACTACCCTTTTCTGTGATGGCTGTGTCCATAGACTCAACACCAACACCTTTGCCCCCTTCAATAACGTCACTGTCTCTTTCAAGAACACCTGACCCATTGAATTGATCTATCCTACCTGCTTCTCCATAAATGGATGTCGGCATCAAGATTAACCATGTCACCATGAGCTTCTTTATAATGATACGCCATTTCATTTATTATATTAATCGCTTTGCGTAATATCGACATCTTGTCCATCACCTGTAAAACTCCCAACTATTTTATTATCGTAAATACCAGATTGACTGATATCATATGTGGAACCACCACCAACAATAGTTAAATTGATTTCATTTCCTAATATGTCACCGTTCCCAGTAACATCAATGTCTACAAAGTTTCCTTCGTCTCCATTTACACTTGCCGCACTCAAACTAGTTGAGTTGTTTTCAACCACAGTAATAGTTGCGTTAGTACCATCAATATCAACGTCATAGTCAGAGTAATCACTCGTAACTGTGAAGTTTGCTATTAAAGTATCTGAATCGGCTACTTCCCCGATATGGAATGAAAAATCGTTATCATCGCCAGTTGTCGTAATGTTCAACGTGACGTCTTCACAATTTAACCCACTTACACTGTCACATAGCATATCAACTGTGTTATTGTCGCCTGTGAAAGCCCAAGTGCCTGTGTAGTTGTTTCCTTTGATAACTGCCGCAATAGTATTAAAGTTTCCCTGTTGAGTAACAGAAAATGTCATACTATCACCAGTTAGGGTAACCCCAGTTGTAGAGTTACCAAATTGGTTGTCTTGACCGTCTTGGCTAATATCCAAGTCCAATCCATCGCCTGATTGCGTTATGTAAATGTCGTTCGCCCAAGCGCTTGTTGTCATAATGAAAATAGACGAAACCACATATATAAGTTTCTTACTAAACATTAATTATCTTCTTTCTCTTTAAATTTCCATAAGTCTTTATCTATACCTTCATATACTAATTCTATAATGCCCTGTTCTATCGCCGCCCTAACGGCATAATTAACAGGTTCATTTACAGAGTACCCATTCTCTATTTCTAACGCCTTAGTACCCAAATCCAGAAATTTGAAAATATCTGCACCAGAGCGATAACTTGCTACTGTCTTTTCTGTAGCAATACTAACTAACACCTTACCTGAGGATACGCTAACTAAGCGCATAACAACTGTTACTGTATCTATCCTATATTCAGTAGAGGCTCCTATACCCATATACCTAACTCCAACACCACCTACTGCCGTGTTACTGTCATAACCCACAATACCACCTTCTAATATAAGACCAGCAAATATTAGTGGTTGTAATGGTTCGGGTCCGTCTTCACTGTTCTTCTCGTATATTTCACGAGTATTTCGTATCAACTGTCTTTCTTTAATCAAGTTGTCCATGCCAACACGTTCGATTACTTGGAACCAACCTTCATCGCCAATATCTTGTAATGCTTGGATTACCCATGCCGCGCTACCCTGAGTAACCGCGCTAGATAAATTAGCAACACCATCACCAGGTTTTCTTTGACCAGTCATATCAGTGAACTCATACACTGCGATTGGAATTAGTTCACCGTCAAGCTTTGGTACTGCCTCTAACCTTCCTTGAATAGGACTAGGTTGGTTTATAGGCGATTTGTCTATTTGGCTTAATACATCAAGACTTTGTTGGGTTGCACACCCACCCAATAGTAATAACATACATGTTGTGAGAACAAACTTCATCAGAAGTTAAACTCCCCTAATCCTGGGATAGATATTTCTGTCACAGAACCATCATCTCCTGTAATGGTTAATGTGATCTGACCTGTTACGAGGTCTTTTTCCCAACTTATCTCTGATCCTTCGATATCGGCAGTTCCGCTTGTTGAGCATGTAGCCCCTGTCGCATCAGCACAATCAGCAAACATTGAGTCTACTAATTGTTTCGAGATTGTTGCGTATATTCTTGATTCAACGTTTCTTAAGAACTTGTTTAATGTAGAGTTCTCTAGCTCACGCTCAATACGGTCTGCCTCTGCATCAGCCGCATCCTGTATTTCTTTTTTACGATTGAACGTAAGTTGCTCTACACTTAGTGCGTGTGTGGAGTACCCTTGTCCATTGAATGCGGGACTCTTAAATCCCCATGTCATTGGACTTGCCGCTACTTCGCTACTTATCAGTATTAGTGTTATCGCTACTATTATCGTTTTCATCATCTGCCCGTCCTGTTGAGTTGAAAGCCTTACTGCCCGCTTGGTATTCTTGTACTAGTCTATGCAACTCATCCTCACGCTGTGGGTTGAGCTTTGCTCTATATTCCAGTACCATACTTAGCTTACTGTTTAGTCTTATCATATCATTATCAAGCATTCGAACACGATCAACTAATTTGATCAGGGTGAACATAGTTTCACCGATGACTGGATCAATGGTTTCCGTCACCCATTTCCAAATAAAGAAAATGAAATAGCCCATGCCCATTGCCGCTATGATTGGAAAACCATATTCGCTTACAGCCTTGGCTAAATCAAATTCCATTTACTTCCCTTTGCTAATCCCTAACGACTCCATCAGCCGAAGAAATTTTAACTAACCAACCTCTCTCGTTTACACGAAAGACGTCACCTGGCTGATACAGCCAATAATCCTTTTCAGTGCCATCTTGTTTGACACCCATAACCTCACCTTCCCAGTTACCTTCAACTCGAAAGTTCTCTCCAGCTTGGTTGATATTGTATTCCATCCAGATCATTTGAATCAATCCTTGCCATTATATACGATTGAGGCGTATGAACTGTCATCAACCTCATTCATTTGATCACTTATATTGCCGATACGCTCAAAGTATCCATTAGGACCCACTCTAAACTCATCACCAATTTCGAGTTTCACATCATCAATAACGAAGAACTTATCATCTGTGTTCTTTCCATTGAGAATCCGAAACCCATTTTCAAACTTAGTTAGTACCAAATCTTTCCATAACATTAGTCTCTCCTTGCGTCATCCTTGCCTTCGTTAGCCGCAATACGATCAATGTTTGGTTTCACGTTTAGAGCATAACTAAGTAGGGCATCAATTTTCACTAAATCATTATTCATGGTCTGCACTCTATTATCCAATCCAGTCATAATATTCTTCAAAGAAGTAACGGAATCTGTAACACTCGCCAAAATAAACTTAAGCGTTATGAAAACGAATAATCCAGCAGCAAGCGCACCCGCAATTGGAAATCCTACGTCTCCGACTAGTGATAAAAAGTCCATTCCGTCTCCTTCGTTTATTATTTATAATAAATAGAACGACAAAGCTAAAAAAAGGGAAAATGTCATGTATGAATATAGAGCGCAGATCACGAGAGTTGTTGATGGGGATACAGTTGATTGTGATATCGAATTAGGTTTTGGTGTTGTTTTAGCAGACGAACGTGTACGTATTATGGGAATTGACACCCCAGAGTCACGTACTAGCGATAAAGTTGAAAAAGTATTTGGTTTAGCCGCCAAGAAAAGACTTAAAGAGTTGCTTGGTAAAGAATGTATTCTCAAAACACAAATCGCAAAGAATGGTGAAGACATGAAGGGTAAGTTTGGTCGTATCCTTGGAGACTTTATCATGGACGATGATCGTATGGTCACAGAAGTAATGGCTGAAGAAGGACATTGTGTTCCTTACTATGGGGGCGCAAAAGGTGATACTCAAGACGCTCACATGGCAAACAGACAGAAGCTATTGAGCGAAGGTGTAGTAACCCAAGCCGATTATGATAAAGCCGTATCAATTATGGAGAAAAAGAATGGATAATTTTACGTTAGAAGAACTCAATGCAATGGTAGTCGAAGCAGGTGAAACCCAAGTTATAGTGGAAGCTAATTGGATAGGACTAAACGCATCTAACGAAGGTGTGTATTATGCTACTGATACTGATGGGGATGCTGGACACATTTACATCAACCGACGTGATGGGGAATATGTTATCAATGTGGCATCATTAGTTACTGCCAACGATGTAATTCATGATTACATACCAGCAGATACAGCACCAGAGGATACTGAATAATTTAAGTGTTGACAACTTTTTCGTGATTCGATATACAGTAAGAGTAGAAAGAATCAAACGAAAGAGAAATCAAATGCTTTATCAAATTTTCCAAATTCAGTTCTCAGATCAAGACATCGCAGATGTTAATGCAGACATGCCTAACGCTAAGTATACTGCTAAGCGTAATATTGATTTTGACTTCGGTGATATCGGCATCAAAACTCTTGCTTCTGAAGCTTTTGATAGTGGTCTTTACACTCACGTTGCTAACATCACTGGTAATGATCTTGAGCATGTATTCCAAATCAGCAACCTTTGCATTGAAGACAACATCCAACGTTTAGGTCGTAAGTCTTCTTTGTCTGTTGGCGACATCATTGTTGATGGCAACGGCATCATGTGGGTATGTGATAAATTTGGTTTTGAAGAAATCGTTGGGGTTGGAGTAGCGGCATGATCTATAAACACACCGCAGTAGTTGCTAAAACAAAAAGTGCTGAGACATATGCCATGGGGCGGTCAGACGTCCTTGACGGTAAGCCACCTGAGTGGGGTGGCTACTATGTGTGGGTACGTAAGGGCAATTACATGGCTCACGTCAAAGGTGGCATTGGCTACACATGGCGGTACGTCAAGAAAGACTTGTCTTACAACGAAGCTGTTACTTTGTTTAACAAGCGTGTTAAGTTTAAAGCCTTCGAACAAAACGAAGCATACGGATAAAATAGGGGGTTGACAGCCCCCTTTTTTGATTCTATAACGTATATGTAATCAGTCTTGAAAGGACGAAATCATGTTTGAAGTTGGTATGGGATTTATCCGCAACTACGCAAAATACACTGCCAAAGGTGAGATCACTTCGATCCACGACGATGCAGATGGCGTAACACTCGTGACTGTAATGTTCGATGACGGTGCAATGAAAAATTACACTGAGGACTGCGTTATCGCAAACCTTGGCAAACGTATTATAGTAACAGAAGGGGTTATTTGGTAATGATAAAAGCGGGATCAAACGAAATCGAAGCGAGAGCGAATGCTCTACAAGCCTCTATCGATAACAAGGGACAGTACGTGACCCTCTATGCTTGCTTTGGTATATTCATGAAGCTGTCTAAGTCACTTCACGTTTTCGATCCTAGTGACAGCCTTTTCGGCGTCTACTGGTTAAACGGTAAAGAAAAACCTTTTACTATGGCTCAGCAAATAAAAGATGAACAATCAACTCCTAGTATGACTTAGGGGTTGACAACATCAGAATGATTCTCTATAAAGTAAGAGTAAGTTAAAAAAGAAAGAGAGCCAATGCTAGTTCAAACAACAATGACCGAAAACAACAAAATGTGTTACAGCTTTGAATCGCGTGGTACTAAGTATGAAGTTGTTGATGATCGTGATGGTTTCTATGCTGTTTGGTCTAAGCGTAATACGCTAACAAATACTAATTTAGTTCTTATGACTTTGAAAGAAATGAAAGCTCGTTCAAAGGCTCTTAATAATCTCGCAACTCTTATAGAAATGGCTTGACACTAGTTAATAGATTCGCTATAAAGTAAGAGTAAACAGAATCACTTGAAAGGGTTCACAATGAAACCAGAATTTATCAGTCTACAGTCTCTCTATTGGATGGTCTTTGACGAAGCATCAGATTTGATGGCAGTAGCAGAAGGTCTTGAGCCAACGTCAGCTTTGAAGCAGTGTGCTTTTGATAATGGTATTGCTGAGGGTTCTGAAATGGGTGCTTTCATCAAGTGGGCGCATGACGTCATCGACGGAAAAATTTAATAAGAATAGGCACATCCCAAAGCAATCACGTTGCCTACCAATCGACAGAGCTAAGACTCGGATTAACAATGGGTGTCACAAGAGCCTGATTTATATCGGGGAGAAAGGGAGAGTTTCGGCTCTCCCTTTTTTGTTTATTTTTTATTCTTGATCGCGTCTGCACCAAAGAACGCCGCTACCAGTGCTGAAATAGCAATGAAATACGTAGGTGCGATATCACCAACAATACCTGCGGCTTCGTCTAGCCCAAGGAATGATGTCATGACGATTGCGAAGGGATATAGCAACATCCCGAATAGCGCGAACCATGTCATTTTTCTCATCGCATCTCTTTGCGAGTCCTGATCTTCAAGTGCTTTTCTTTTGAATTCTAACGCCATGTCCATTTCAGCTTTTGAAATGTGTCCGTCTCCGTTGGCATCCATGCCTTCGAGTGCGTCTGCGTCAATTGTTTTTTTATCTGTCATTTTAGCTCCTATCATAAAGTTTTCATCACAAATAAATCAAATACAAATCTATTTATGTTATAAATACATTAAGTAGCCTAGTCAAATTAGCAAAGGAGATGAACATGGCAATTAAAGTAAACACCACAACGGTGATTGACAACGCATTGCAATTACAAAACATTGCAACACTTGATGGTACAACCACAACATCAATACATGCAACAGTTTCAGCCGTTGACCACAAACTAATCATAAGAGATTCCGCAGGAAACGAAACTTTCCGACTTTATGGTTTGCCAAGCTAATGAGTTGGATACTTTCTGGTGACCTAACAGGGGATGGCTTCACTAGCCTTGAAGAACCAAATCCAACCTTAGACCCATATCTTGATCAGATCAGCCAAAGAATTGCATACTTATATTCTCTCAATACCACAGTAACATTAAGTGTGGTTGCTTCTGGTGGTAATTTAGGTAATATAGGTTCAGACACAAGAATGATTGCGGGCGCTAGTACATCTACTACTGCCGCCCAAGGTGGGTTTACTGGTGAAGGTGGTACGCCTAACATATCATCAATCACTGGTGGTACATACGCTCGTATTAGTCAAACAGTAAGTAGTTCGCCACCTGCATTACCCACTGATACCGATTTGCATAGATTTCCAATCATGCGAAATGTAACTGGGGGTGATCTCCAGTCTATGAATGCCGCACAGGTAATTGAATTTTTTATTGAGCCAGCAGTTGCTCTCATGACAAATTCAACAATAAACGCTAATTCTGGTGGAATGTATCATATATCCACAGCAACCTCTCTATCTGGCTCTACTAGAGTATCACCAACTCCTGTGTTTATCGACACAAGAGCAAATGCTTCCCTCTACACTTCTGGTGGTATTGGCGAAACTTTAGACCAACCTACGACTGTTAACAGCTATTACCTATATAGAGTTACGCCTACATCGAATACTCCCGACTTCATGCCAGTGTATTGGGATTATAATGGTGGGTATCTTAAAAATATGCCTCTATCTATGTTTGATGATATATTTGAACCTATGATACAGAATTATGCTGTTAACGGAAGTGGCGAAGTAGGTACTGATATAAAAATACGATATAACCTCAATGGTGCTGGTAGTACAATGGGTACTGTAATGGCAGACACGAGATTGAGTGGTACATCAGCCTCTGGCTACACACAAAGATTCGTAAGTGCATCTGATTATCGTACACAAGAGTTTCCGAACGGTACTCCAACAACAGTCAATTCTTATACACTGAAAAGTCAATTAATAAATTAAATAAAGGAATATATCATGGCAGAATTTAGCGGAGCCATTAATACGGCGTATTACATAAATGAAGATTATACTTTAATCGAAGTTGTGTATACCAACGATGACGGTGAAGAAATTAACTACATGATTGAGGCAGATGGTAACGCAGATCATAAAGCTTTAATCGAAGAAGGTTATGACGAAGAAACTCTTTTAGAGAGAACTTCTGAATACAAAAGAGTACATGCTGGCGTGCTTGGCAAATTAATTAACGAACAAGCACAATCCTTAGCTGAAGAGATGCTTGGCATGAAGCATATGAAAGAATTGAAAGCACAACTTCAAATCGAAAATGAACAATTAAGTGTAGCCCAAGAGAAGAACAAAGAGAAAATCCAGAAAACGGAAAAAACTCTTTTAAGTCTTGACCAAGATGTTAAAGTCAAAACAAACAAAATTGACCACGGACTATTTGATTTCATCTTTAGTGTAAATGAAGACAAAGAAGAATTGTTTAAATTTAAGCTTTGGGCATTAGAGCAAGATGTAGTTAAACAGGCTGATAAGAAGATCAAGTCTTCAATTCGTAAAACTAAACGCATCACAGAAGCTATGGCAATCTTAGACTCAATTATTTAAACTGAGTATTATATTATGAAATGTATGGTTCCCGAAACAGGGCTTACGATTAACCCTATTGGTGAAATGGTTATATGTTGTGCAGGTGACAACGTAGCGCTTTCTCATATTAAAGATGTAAATGATCTTACTGATTTCTTTAATGGAGAAGTCTATGAAAAGCTACGTTCTGATTTTAAAGCGCAGTCTTTTCCAAGCCAATGTGATGTATGTTGGAAGCATTGGGATGCAGGGCGTATTGCTAGGTTTGATTCATATAACAGATTTGACTTTCCAACATATGAAGAAGACTTGGCGTCTGATGTTATTCCTATTAGGTTTCTTGAGATTACTACAAGCAACATATGCAATCAAATGTGCGTGTCTTGTTCTGGAAAGTATTCTTCTAAGTGGTCGCCATATGAGCAAATGGCTATTGACTCTGGCTTAACGTGGCGCAATGAAAACCACAAGTTTCATACTGAAACATATAAGATGACCAAGGCTGATGTTGATAAGGTTCTCGACATTGTACCTAATTTACAGCACCTGACTATTAAGGGCGGTGAACCTTTCGCTGATCCCAACAACATCAAGATATTAAAGAAGTTAGCTGAGACTAATCCAAGCTGTCGTGTAGAGATATGCACGAACATGCAACTCGTAACTAACACTGTTATCGAAATATTACATAAGATACATGAGGTACACATCCAAGCAAGTATTGACGGTGTACACGAAATGTACGATTGGATACGTGGTGGTAACTTTAAAAGAACAGTGAATAACATTAAGCGATACCACGAACACTCTGGACGTAAGGTTGTAATCGTATCTACGGTATCTGTGTACAATTGGATGCATTTGCCAGAACTTATTGATTACTGGAAAGATATTGAGGGCGTGGATAGAATTAGTATGGCTAATCTCGTTACCTTCCCCAAATATTGTAGTCCATGTTACCTAGACGTGCATCACATCGAAGAAGGTAGAAACAAGTTGTTTGATTATCTTAAGGATTGGGATAAGAAGTCAGACATGTATTATACGACAGATAACCTACACTTATCTGGAATGAATAACGTATTGAGCGTTGTGCAAGGTGATGATGATATTAAATTAATACAAGAACGAATGATAAAATGGATCGACTTTTGCTTAGTTGCTCGTGAAAACAATGAAGACATATATGAGTTAGCACCATACTTAGAGGATTACAGATGAGTTGGGATTTCTTTCAAGCTAATAGGACAATACCGTCTCAACACAAGATGGTTTCTTGCTATGCCCCATTTAATCATATGCGAATACGCAGAAACGGAGAAATGCACCCATGTTGTTTTTCAACGCAAAAAACACGTTGGAAAAGAGGTGAAGTTAGTTTAAAAGACTATTGGTTTGGAGAGTTGAACCAATCATATCAAGACGCATTATTAGAAAATACTTTACATTCTGGCTGTCAAAAAGTGTGTGGCGCTAGAATAAATGATAATATAAAACCACCTATAAACGAATATGATCATAATGTTGGTGATGATAGACTTAAACATGCATTATCATTATCTTATCCTAGAATTTTTGAGTTTGAAATATCAAATCTTTGCAACATGTCTTGTCCAATGTGTATGGGTGAATTAAGTTCAAAGCACATGTTAGGACGTGATAAAAACTTAAAAGTTTATGACCCAAACACATTTGACGATGATGAAAACTTGCAAACTTTACTAGAAGAATTTAAAGAATTCATTCCACACCTTGATGAAATTAGATTTGTTGGTGGAGAACCTTTCTCGCACAAAGCATTATATAAACTATGTAGTATGATTGCAGAAATTAATCCTAGTATGAGCATTCAAGTATGTACTAATGGAAGTGTGTTTAATAAAAAAGTTCTTAAGATATGTAATGAAAACAATTTAAAGTTAACTGTATCAATTGACACTATTATACCAGAAGAATATAGCCAAATTAGAATTGGTGGTAATTACAAAGATACATATGATAATATAAAGAAATTTAGTGAACATTGCAAACTTACAGTAAACGCAACTCTTATGTCGATAAATGCTTTGAATATAGATAAACTATTTAAATATGCAATAGAAAACCAGTATGGTGTTTTTATAAACATTTATGATAGATCAGGAAGAAGCCATACAGTCGATTGGAGCGTAAGCACATTGTCAACTGATGACAGAAAAATAGCGATAGATAGACTTACACCTTTATTGGATTATGAAAGATACTATGAAGAAGTTAAAAAGGTTATTGATTTATTATGAAACCAGATAATATTATATTCGTAAAACATGGCGACAAGTACAGCGCTGAACATGTAAATAGATTGTGGGATAAATTAAAAGAGTTTTATCCCATGACACAATATTTCTGTTATACTGAAGACCCTATTGGTGTTGAGATCGAAACTATTCCATGCTTTAAAAAGCCTAGTCTAAGGTTCTGGTGGAATAAGCTTGCGATGTTTAGTGCAGACTTTCCTGTAAGAGGTAAGTGCCTATTCTTTGATCTTGACATGGATATTAAGGAAGACCCAAGTTCTTTCTTGAAGTGGGATGGGCTAACTATACTCAAAGACTATTGGAAAGACGATCTTTACATGGCTCCGCATGCTTATGATGTCCATATAAATAGTTCAGTAATCACATGGACTGCTGGAGAACAGACGCATATATGGGATCACTTTATGAGTAACAAAGATTACTTTATGCGAAAGTATAAAGGTATTGACAGATTTTTAGTCCACGAAGGATTGAAGTTTAATACGTTTGAACATGGTTTAGTAAACAGTGTTGCCAATGATTATAGAGATGCACCAATTGATATGTATAATGGAATGAAATATGAGCTACCTAGAAACAATCTATAAAAATGCATTAAACGAATGCGAAAATATTTACAGGGAATCCCAGTACAATAAAGACGTAGATTTGTATAGAAGCTACGACGTTATGAACTCTGTCAACGAAACGCAGTTGAAAAGCAAGCAGTGGCTTGTTGATACCCTAGTTCCTTTTCTCACTGATGAGCAATTTGAGTACAATCCCCTAAGAGACATAGTTATTCTTGGTGGTTGGTATGGTTTGAATGGTATGCTACTTCGTCAAAAGATAGATAATGATATCAATATTTGGAGCGTTGACACAGACCCACTATGTTTGCAGTATTCATACGCACTACAAGCTGGTAATGATGACTATAAAAACAACCATTCGATTACTGATGATGCCCTAGACTATTTCTTTACTAGGGCTGATGCGTATCAACTTATCATCAATACAAGTTGTGAGCATATGGAACCAGATGACATACGATTGATGCTTGGCGCAAAGACACGAGAGACTATGATTTGTTTTCAAAGCAATAATTATCATTCTATCCAGAGCCACATCAATACGCACAATAGCTTAGATGAGTTCGTCGAGTCGTTAGACTTGGCTGGTGTTTTGTGGAAAGGTGAGAAGAAAGTAAATGCGGAATGTGATAGGTATATGGTGATAGGCGTATGAAAAGAGTTATTTTTACAACATATGATGATATTGAAAAAGAGCAAGATCAATGGGGAACAAACCATTACGCTACTGAGTCTATCAAAACGTATTTCGATAAACTAATCGCAAACAAAGAAGAATACGCTAACAGTCTAATTAACGTCGAATTTAAGTTTTACCACAACACAATGAAAGACTTTGATATTGATGCTGACTTAGAATTTACAAAGACTAATCTATACAAACACCATATCATGGCAGAGTTAGCTGATGATTATGATGAGGTTATGTATGTGGATATGGATGTTGTATTCAATACAGAAAAGAACGTGTTTGACGAATTAGACTTAAGCGAAGGTATTCACATCCAAGTACAAACAGATGAGGTTACGAACAAAAACATTGAAGGTGTTATGTTTTCAAAAATTGGTAGTCGTAGCCCTACACTAAAGTATCACATCACGAAAGATTTGTTGGGTGGTGGAGACAATCACGTAATGAACACTGGCATCATGATAGCCAAGTCAGAACATATCAAACAGATTAAGTTTATAGAGAGATTACCAAGTATCATTGAAAAGATTGAAAATCTTAAAAGGAATGGTATGGATAGTGACAAATATAAATTCCTTAGAGTGTATTACTATCCAAATAATGAAAGCATATTCTCATATATTATGGAGAGTGAAAACGTTCCATATGTTATTATGGAAAATAGATGGCATACAATTATTGGAAAAGACCCATCTGATTTAGATTGGGACAACGTTGATATAGCACACTTTATCAGTAAGAAGTTTAACATGTTCTTTAATGATAAAACAAAATGCATATATTCTATTTACATTGAAATACCAGACGAACGGTTAGATAATCCACGCGGACCTAACGATGATCCCGTCAATAAGAGTAAACGAACACAAGAAAGATTGGCAGAATATAAAGATAGTCTGTATAACAACCATCTTGAATACGCACACAATCACGAAGCGACTTACATTCACTTTACGAGAGACAACCGATACGAAGAGTTTCGTGCTAGGTTCCCTGATCTATCAGAGTATGATGTAATCAATCTATATAAAGTATATCTATTAGATTACCTGACGCATCAGTATGATTTGGTATTGTATGTAGATTTTGATGTTGTGTTTGTGTCTGATCATGATGTGTTTGATTATCTTAGAGGCGAACATCTATTTTGCTGTTATGCAACGAACGCTAAAGATGCGGGTGTAAATCTATGGGATGCAAGGTATCTAAAAGCTTATGACAAAGACTTTAGATCGCCAGAAGCCAAGTATTGGAATTCACATGCCATGTTATCTGAACAAGACGTAGACCCCGATAATTATGTTTTTAACACAGGCATCATGATGGCTAGTAAAGAAGTTATGGAAAAGATAGATTACTTTTCTGACATCGAAGATACTATCGCTATGATGAAAGAACTCAAGGAAGACTCTATATATCCTCCTCAAGTACAAGCGTCTTTTGGTTATGATAACGAAACAATCATGTCATACAAAGTTAAAATGAATAACGTGCCTGTCCAAAGGCTATCTGATACATGGCATTTCAAGCATGTTGAGCAACCACTTGCCGCTTACACTAAGGGTACGAAAGAATATAAAACAAGCAAGCACACTCTTAACGCAGAAATAGCTAAGTACAACACTGTGATGGTTCACATGATCTCTAAGAACTTTGGTTTACTTTTTTGATTTCTTTTCAGCATCTTCTCGTTCGATAACGCCCCTGAGTTTAGCAATAAGTTCTTCTGCCAACTCAACCTGTCTTAAGGTAATTCTGTGTGGAGTGTTGGGGAACAAAAACGGAATAAACGCATGAGTGTATCCAGTGATTGCATTTAATAACCCATAGGTACTTAGTTTTATAGCAAACCACATGTGCTGGAAATATCCAGACCCTACTTCTTCGAGATGTTCAGTATTAATTAAATAGCCATATCGGCCTAAGTTACCAAATTTCATTTGTGATGCTCGAATGTTGTGTCTACTAAACTTGCCAATTTCTTTGCCGCATTCATAGATGATGCTTCAAGCGCAAATGGTAAGATAGCATGGATTGTACTTGTTACGAATACTGCCAATGACCAAAATACCATATGTGATCCAATTTTAAGGTGACCGAAGTATCCTGTGTCTGCCTTTTCGCAATGTGCTGTTAATGTAGTCATATTGTTCTCCTTATATGATGTTACTACCTATTTATAATCAATACCCAACAATTCCCAAAGCTGTCTCTGGTCTTACTCGAATATCCATGTAGTTAAACCAATCCGTGGTTCCTGTCTCTACGTGGTGATGATCTAATTGACTTTTTAAATGTTCTGTATCAAACGCACTCCAAAGAATACCTTTTTCATCTCGTGTGTATGATACATCCCCACCATCAAAGTTTAAATCATAATACTTGTCTCGAAATTTATCTAGGAATGTGTCGTTAGTTGGGTCTATGTAAGTGAATACAATCCTGTTCGTGTATTTCGAAAGATGTCTAATGCAGTACAAAGCTTCATCTAATATGTGATGGGTAAACACACTATTCGCAAATACTATATCGTGCCATGGTATTTTTGGGAACGGCTCGTGAGTATTTCCGTTTGGGTTATAATAAGAGTGGTGTCTGTTCCAATGGATTGACTTCACGTTATTTGGTAAGGCATCTAATCCTTCTTTGCTAATATCCAAGCACGTATACTTTTTAACATTAATTTCACCATCTAACAAGTTTCCCCTGTTACCACCAAAGTCTAGTACACTTTGCCAACTGTAATCAGGCACACACTGCTTAAATATAGCATATGTATTTGTTTTCCTAAACTTCATTTCTTGTTCCACAAAACTATTATCATGATAACCTCACGATAAATTGGGATCATACACCCCACAAATCTTGTTGCTTTATCGCATTTTTTCCACACAAGTGATGGTGGATGCTTTTCTGTTAACATGAAAGCTATAACCGTCACTAATACATATTGAATTATGAATAGTTCTATCATGGCAATATATCCGCAACTAAATGAATACGATCAATATCACTTGCATTTAATGCCGTGTGGTTACCCTTATCAGTATGAGCAAACGTCCAAAGTTCTAGTGGCAAATGCTTTACTTCATCTTCAATGATCATAAGACAAGCTTCATCTGTTTGTATTGGGTAATGCAATCTTGGGATTGGATCGATATGCCAATTCATACAAGTGTATGGTTTTGATTTTAATAGACGAACTCTGCCAATTTCATATTCAGTTTCCATAGCTTTATACATAGCTTCGAATACTGTACCTTTAAAAACATCACATAACTCCCAGTCATATACTGACTTTGGAGACATTGGTATTCTAACATCTCCCTGTGGTGTAAGCCTGATGAAGAAGTCTGACTTGCCTTTATCTGCGAAGTAACCAGCGCCAAAGCTGTAATCATCCGTATAGTCGGGTGCGGCGTTCAGACATATCTGTTGGGCGCTGTGTGGATTGGATGGTTGGAACCATTCTAAATTTAAGCTGTCTAATTCTTCTAGCAGACCTTTAAACTGGGGCAACTTTATGTTATCATAATAAGTCAATGTTGAACATCTCACTTTCTTTGCCTTCAATCGCTTTCAATACTTCATCGTAACTCTTGTCGAATATCGCTAGTTTGAGGAATATCCTATCATCATTTGAGAAGACGCTGTGCATCTGTTGTACGTTTAGTAAAGCACATTCATAGTAAACATCAATGTCTTCATCCCACGTAATAGGTCCCGATCCATTTAAAATTATATTTATAGCAGTGGCTGTTCCGTGATCACGATGAGCCGCTAAATTACTACCAGATTCTTGGTGATAATATCGTGGGAATACTTCACACCCAACAATAGATGCTACTTGCCATGCAACCTCGTTCGCAACTTCACAGTCTTCAACATCATCAAATCTAATCACTTGTAACATTTCAAGTGTCTTCGTTTCCGTTTCGTTAGAAGCAGTAAATGCTTTAGATTTATCTTTATGCTCGTGGTATTCTGTTATCAAAGCATCTTTCAGTTCTTGAGTAACTGGTAGGTTCTTCATATATTTCACGTTGGGTTCGCTTGGTGAAATGCTAAGAAACTTCTCGACCTTTGAATAGTAACTCTTTTGTAGATATTGACGCGCCCTTCTTTTAATCATAGGGTTAGTGAACAACTCTGTGAACGTCATCTTACGTAGTTCTTCAAAACCAAACCCAAGACATTGGTAGAACATCAAGAAGAACGTGGAGACTTTGATGTCATCAAAATAACCTTGCTGTAGGTCTTTCACGTATTCAACAACTTCATCACTAGTCCAATATTGATTAGACCATTTGTTTTCCATGTTAGATTGACGATCAATAGTATAGCCGAAGTAATCTGACCTCTTTGAAAGTTCAGATGCAGTACCAAGTTCTAATGGACTGAACGAATATGCATCAAACAAATCCTTTCGCTCAAAAAGCTCTTTAGTCCACACATCCATTGTTTCTCTATTATCATGAGGCAACCCAGCGATGAAACTTCCATATACACTCAACGATCCACCAAAGTGTTCTTTAGACTTCTCAATTGTAGCGAACACCTTTTCTTTAGGACAACCCTTGCCAATAGATTTAGCCGAATCATAGTTTAATGATTCAACGCCCAAGAACCAAGCGCACACGTTAATTCTTTTCAGTAAGTCCAATTGTTCTGGAAATGCGGCAACTAAGTCAATACGGATAAATGATGAGAACTGTAGTTTTTCTGGTAAGTTAAGTTCTTCAATCGCCTCTGCAATAACTTCTAGTTTTATTGTTTGCTCATTGAATGTATCATCAATAATGACATACTTTGTCGTTCCGTATAAATCATAGTTCTGTTGTAGTTCAGCCTTAATACATTCTTTATTTCTTAGGAAGGACACATCACCTTTCTTTTTACCGATAAGAGGATATGCGCAGAATTTACATTTAAAGATACAGCCACGACCAAACTCGATACCCATTCCATCTTCTGCATTCCAAAAGTCTTCTGGCACATAGTTCACACGTTCGTTTCTGAAATCAAACAGCGCACCTTTCTGATCGTAGTCAATTACGTAGGGGTAGTCGCCATATTCCTTATTGTTATTAAGTGGTGTGCCATTTTTCAAGTGTTCTGTAATGTGTAATGCGGGTGCTTCGCCCATGCCAACAACAAAGTAATCAATACTTTCACGCACTTCAGCCGCACGATAATAAGTCATCATACCACCATATACTGTCTTGACACCCTTACTTCTGATGTAATCAGTCATGTCTTTAACTTCTTCATCACTGATAGGCCAACGCCATAGGATATTTTGCCTTGCACTATCACGAGTGTGTCTTTTGTTGTAGACATCCTTGCTTTTTCTCATAAACAAAGAAGAACTAAACCCGACCCATAATGTGTTGTCTCCGATGAGTTTATCAAGGATTTCGTTCATGTTTCCTTTTTGCATGAAGTGGGTAAAGTTATTCAATACGAATACTGAGTAGCCTTGATTTCTTAAATAGGACGCAATTTTATAACCACCAACAGCACGAGCCACGTTGAATACAGGGTCACTCCCCTCAGTCATAATGATAATGTCGTATGTCATTCTATCCCTTACGCGGTCTATTAAAGTCTACTGTAGTTCCATCTCTACCTTTGTAAAAGAATATGCCATGTTTAGCGTCGAATGAAACTTTATCTTTAGTATCGTACCAATCGTCAAACACACATATATCACCTTCGACAAGCAAGTTGCCATCTCCAACAGAAATCCAACTACAATTAATTATGTCCCCAAGAATAGTAGTGTTGGGTGGTGTAATTGATTTTGCATATTCTACTTCAGCCATGTTAGTAAACCTATGCATAATTGCATTAGGTCCTATTTCAGTCATGCCCCATATAAGTATAACTTCACACCCTCTTTCAACAAACGCTTCTATTATATCATATGTAACAGGCTCTGATCCAACTAGAAAAATGTGTCCCTCAAGATCAAGAGTTTTAAATGTTTTAGTCTTCATAACAGCCTTGGCTTGTTTTGGGGTCAAGTGGCTGTGTGTGTATTTAGTTACATTCCTAACATAATCGTATGGATTAAACCTAACGAGATCAACTGTCGCACCTACGCAAAGAGCGGGTATTGTTTGTGCAAATAACCCCCCTGCCTTTTCTGGGCTTAAACATGTGTATATTACACTCGAATTGGTTATACGTTGTACATGGCAAGCGTTCTTTGCATCTATTGCTATCTTTGATGGTGTTTGTTCAATTGCTTTTGGTTCACCACTTGTGCCTGACGTGTAAATGATCTTTCCATTTTCAATAACATCATTGAAGTAATTATTGTCATACTTATCATAAAACTGTCTAATCATCGAAGTAACCAAACTCGAATTCTTTGTCTACATATCTTAACACATGATGACCCATGAACCTTTCGGTAATTGTTTTGAACATTTCATCATCTTGATTTGCAACATATCTTTTCAAAACATCTGTCTGTTCGATACGTTTACTTGACGTCTCTTTAGCCCAATCCCAAAACTCATTTTCGTATATAGAACCACCATGGTAGATTAGGTTGATTAAATCTTCTACTGCACGATAGTTTAGGATACATAGTTCGTTAGCTTTATCTTGGGTAATTTCTCCACGTATGTATTGAGAATGAATTTCGGCATTCTTGACTGTCATGTAAAGAGAGTTTGCACTCATTGGTTCGAAGAACACTGCACGGTTACCACTCTTTAGTATCTTGCCATCAATCGTTTTCTTGCAGTAATATGGTTTCAAATCAAATGTTCTAAAATTACTTCTATCATCATCTGATGCTTCCGTGATGCGAATAAGTTCATCTTCTGCTTCTTTACGTGTGCAGAACTCATTATTGTATAGGAAACCATGGGATGTTCTGTGTTGTAGTGGGATAACAAACATCCAACCATACTTGTGGGCAACGTGTTTAGTGAAGCCAAAATCAGATGGGGTTGGATCATCGTAGACTAATGCAGAGTTTAAAACAAGGTTACACTCTTCGTAATCAGAGAAATCTGTTGGTCTGCCACGACAATCAATCACATAATCAAAAGAATAGATACTTCCAGAACCAGGCCACCCCTCATCTTGCTTGATTAATATGTCACCATTATTTGGCATAAGTTGTGCATCACCATCAATACAATTGTAGTTTGGGTATATCTTTTGTAATCTCTTTAACCCCATTTCGGCAAAATCACGAGCATCAAAGTGAATAGCATGATAACCAGATTGGAAAGGAAATATGATTTCCTTTTCACGCCAATCAATATACTGCGTACCATACTTAGTCGTGCTGTTGAGTTCTTTTGCTTCTGTTGCGAATATGAAATCAAAGGCTTGACCAATTGCAAACGTCACTTCAGACGTGGTGCTTTCTCCAACCCCAAGAATGGGTTTGTTGGTGTCGTAGATGTGAGTTACCTCACAGTCAATGCCTCTGTTCTTAAAGTCTTTTAGTATACAACCAGTAGTTAAGATTCCTGCACTACCAGCACCAAGTATTGCAATCTTCATTCGTCACCCCTAACTTCAAAATATCTATCCGCATTTAATAACCAAATATTCTGATCTACCCCAAACACTTCTTCAGTGCTTACTAGGTCTACCAAACCATTTCTTTCGAGAATGTAATATAGCTTATTAAGTCTTCCCATCTTGCCGCTTGCATCGTTATTTATATTGGTTGTAATATATATTGGATCGTTAGTAGCATATATGACCTTTGGAAGATGGTAGTAGAACATCCAACAGTTCATGTGGTTTTTGCTCAAACCCTTTGGTCTTGAGTGTAATTGACATCCTCTATATAAAGCCCTAACGCCATCTCTAAATTGATGTACACCAGATATGCCTACTATCTTGTCATCAACTGATGTTACGAACCACACGCCACCATCGTCAAGAGTCTTTTGGAAATTCATGACTTCTAACGAGTTGTTGTTTTTATAACCAAGTTTGTCACATTCTTCTATAAAAGTTAGAAGTTGGGGTGTCACTTCGTGTAGTTGATTAGTGCGTATCATGAGAACTTGAATTCCAAATCTTTGTATACGGTAGTTGACCCAAACATCGCTGGCAATAGTTCTGGCTCTTTCGTAATCTCAAAATTGTCAAACCTATCAAGCAAGCTATTAATTATCATTTCAAGAAAGTGCTTGACAAGGAAGTCGCCAGTACAGTGGTGAGGTCCGTAAGCAAGGGTTACTGGAAGTGGTTCGTCATCTCGTTCAAGACTAAACTCTAGGGGATTTTTAAAGTATTTGGGGTCACGGTTTGCTCCATATGTATACAAAAGAATTCTACCATTTGCATCAAACTTGTATCCATGGTAATCTATGTCTTCTGTGATATCACGTATGCCACCCTTTAGTGGGGCGAGACGCATACTTTCTCTTGCAAACTTTGAGACAAGTGTTCTATCTGCTTTAATTCTCTTGACAATATCAGGATACTTGGCAAGGTTCATAGCTAGGTTCTGGTACATACTCAGAGCAAAGGTTGGAATTACAACAGTCCATAAGCTTTGGATAAACATATATCCCATCCTACGTGGGTTGTCGTTGTATATCCATTGCTTGTCACTCAAGTTCTTCGTCATATTAATCATTGTATCGTCATCAACACCCTCAAGATGATAATAGCTAATAGCTTCATCTACGATACGTGCAAACATATTATAGAACTCAGTAGTTTCGGCAACTGGCTTATCGTAGTCAAAGTCTGGGTTGAAATTAGAGAAGACACCCCCAGGGCGCATCCACTCGTGAAAGCCATCCTTAACATGATCCTCTGACACATCTAGTTCTGCCCAAGGAAATTCTATAGTCTGTATCTGAGTGTCGGTAACAATCCTACCGATGACGTCATAAGACACGAATGGTTTGTTCTTTTCTATCTTATCAAACCATTTATCTATATTTGACTTCAGCGTGTCAATCATAAAGCCAGAACGTCTTTTCGCCCAATTAAGGCTTTCCTTCTTCGCAAGATGATGATGCGGACCTTCTCTTAGTGTCAATGCATAACCTGCTCTCCAAATACCACCAAGTGGTGTTGGGTCAAAAGGTGCTGGTGATGTCTTGGCTAAGCTGAATTCTTCATTCATCTTTGAGGCTTCTTTGAGCCTATCCATTGAGAAGATTATCCAGTGTTTGTATATTGGATGCCAAAAGAAACCTCTTGGTTCGTTTTCGAAACAAAAAGTAGTGTGTTCATCCATGTTATACAGGAAATCGGGATTAACGATTTCAAAGTCATTTTTTCTCATAATATACTCTAATTGTTAGAGGTCGGCAGTCTCTGGTGAAAATGAAATAGTCCAACCATCAGAAATTAAAGATGCCTTAGCAGAAGCAGAAACATCAGCCATAAGGGTTACATATTGAGATGCAGACTCATCTGTCCAAGTTGTTGTCACAGTGTGAGTATTATTATCTACACTTGTTACAGAAGAACGATTGCCATTACTTGTAGATTCACTTAAGAACGCTAATACGTCTGAAGTAAGATAAGTGGAGATGTGCGCTAACGCTTCATCTGTGGTTATATCCGTTGGTGGTGTAAAAGTAACTGTTTGTTGTACCATTGTTATTGATCCCCTTTTGTGTATTTATAATCAATATTATTATCCCAATAATCCTTACTCTTTTTGCCATGTACTATTAAATGTAGTCTGTCTTCATCAGAATTGTTTTCAACCCAATGTGAGTAATGTATATTCAAAACAAATGATGCACCTGGATGATATGGAACTTCTTCTTTGTTCAAGACGAACTTACTTCCTTTAGGATATGTTATTGACATATTAAGAGTGTCTAACCAATTGTGTTCTGGTATGTCACTATGTTCAGCAATAAACCCACCAGCCTTTATGAGTAGAAAACGACAATCATCTATTCTGTCATATGGTAATGATCTAATGAACTCTACTGTCTTAGGACACTTTAATCCTATTTCTGTAACAACATCCTTATAGAATAAAGATACTGCGTACCAATCTTTGTGTCCATCTTGTGGATGATTGATTTTTAATGTTTCCTTGATTGATAAGTATTCTTGCTCTACATCATAACAAGGAACATCAAAGTTCATCTTAACCCAAGGGATGTCACTGCTTCTATAATACATAATTTACCTTAATTAGAATCTTGTTTAATATCATAAGGGTTAACCCTATTATACATGAGTTAGAAAGTTTGTCAAGTAAAAAGAATCTGTTGACACTCTGTATTTATAGTGTATGATGATATTCATGAATGCTTATGATGTAATGATACAAAAGATAGTTCGCAATGCAATCTACACAATTCGTCGTAGAGGCATGGAGTGCGAACCAGAACAGATCGAACCAATGGAGTACGATGCACTTCCTATGGGCAATGGTCTGGAACATCGTGGCTTCCTCAAAACTAAAGATGCATACATGTTTAAAGACTTGTTAGCACTAGAACTTACCATCCAATATATTGCATACCAAAAGAAGCACGATGATGATCGTATCAACGAACCACGTGTTAGTTTGAGAAAAGATGGTTTGGAAATACTTTTTTATACTCAAGGGGGTTGACAAGCCCGAATCAATATGGCATACAGTATAGGTAACAACACGAAAGAAATAAAATGACACTTAATGAACTAATTGATCAGTACGAAGATTTTCTTTTTGAAAACGATTTGCCTCCTATGAGTGCTGATGAGCTTTTGTTTGAACATGATCTTACACCAGAACAGTGTGATTATCTGGAACAGTTTATTGAAGCATGGCATGTGGCAGAAAAGGAAGCCGCATAATGGGCAAACGTGGCGAACTAAAAGACATGGATGGCTTTGAAGAAGGTGTACGTCAAAGTGCTGTTCAGTACAATGTTGTTTTGTTTCAGCCAAGAAAACCATCACTCGTTAGTGGCACTTTCAAAGATTTGGGGGAAGCCCAAACATATAGTAGAGATATGTTATCAGAACAAACAAAAGTTCGCAGTGCAATGATTTATGCAATAGATGAGTCTGATCACCATGCATTAGTTGGTACTATTACTCGTAATATGAAATGGAACTTAGTAATACCAGAGGCGCACAAATAAGTCTTGACACCATCGAATCAATATGGCATAAAGTATGTATAAGTTATCTAAACAGAAAGAAATCAAAATGGATATTCAATCAGCAACACAAGTCGCAGAAACTATGCGTCGGTTAGTACGTCGTTCTGCAAATTTTGGCAAAAGCCGTGAAGACATCCTTGATGAGATCATGATGATCGCAGAAGATTATGAAGGATTGGCAGATCGAATGGATCAGTCAATGGCGCAAGAATGTGAGGTAGCATGATACACAAATATCATATGAACCGCTTTGTTACTAAAGAACAGATGCAAGAACTCTGGGACGAAGCAAAGGTTGCTGAAAAAAACAATGATGTCGAAACCTTGGATATGTTAGATTTAATTTTTGAGAAAATTGATTTGGGCAAAATTCTGGTTCCTGCGTAATATAAATAAAGTTTCTAAAGGGGCTATTCTGGCCTCTTTTTTTTATGTGAGCGACAGGGTAAAGCTGTCAAGCAAAAGGAGAAACAAATGGACGCACTCACTTTATGGATGGTGGTAGGATTTATATTCGCCGCTTATGCCGTAATCGCAAATGATTCAGTACAAACATTAGGTACATGGATCGCATCAAACAATGAAAAGTTTCATTGGAGAACAATGTGGATAGCCGCATCGGCTGTTCTAATCTATACATTATGGTATGGATGGTACATGAATGGTGGAGACATCAGTTATGGACGATTAAACAAAATTCCATTTCAAGAAGTAAAATGGTATCACGCACTAGCACCCGCAGTTCTGTTGGGGCTAACACGTTTCGGCGTACCAGTATCAACATCATTCCTAGTTCTATCAGCATTCGCTAGTACATTTGTACTGGAAAAGATGCTGATGAAGTCAATGATGGGTTATGCAGTTGCGGCTGTGGCGGCATACGTCATATGGCTCGTAGTAAGCCGCCTGTTGGACGAAGCGAAGCCTGTCAAGGAAAAGCATAAAACGGCATGGAGAGTGGCTCAGTGGGTCACTACAGGCTTCCTGTGGTTCACTTGGCTATCGCACGATATGGCTAACATCGCGGTGTTTTTACCACGTCAGTTAGACGTACCATTAATGCTTATGGTCACGGCAGTATTTGTGATTGGGCTAGGCTTCATGTTTCGTGAAGGTGGTGGTAAGATTCAACAGATTGTAGTCGAGAAACATAACACTCGCTACGTTCGATCTGCGACAATCATCGATTTGGTGTATTGGTTGATCCTATACTTCTTTAAGGAACTGAATGATATTCCTATGTCAACAACATGGGTATTTGTAGGATTGCTTTGTGGACGTGAATTGGCTATGGCTAGTTACACAGGCAAGGCAAAATTTAAGACAGTCTTCCCACTGATTGGGCGAGACTTTATGAAGATGATGGTGGGTCTTGGCGCATCCTTGGGTATCGTGCTACTTATCCATTACATCTTAGTACCAAACGGATTTTAATTGAAAGGACTATATTATGAGTAATCCGAATGAACCATATCACAACAAAGGGGCAGGTCTAGCATTCGCAATCATTGCGTTTACGATGGTAGGTCTGCCCATCATCATAGGAACATCGATGGGTTGGTTTGACCTATTCGGTATTTTGGGCTTATGAGTAGCTACGAACTTGTTTTGATAATACATATTTTGGCAGTAATATCATGGATGGCAGGGCTATTCTATTTGCCAAGAGTAATGGTGTATCATTCCCAAGAGACGAAACCTGGGGATGATATGGATAAAGTTTTCCAAACAATGGAAGTAAAACTGTTAAGAGCAATAATGATGCCAGCAATGTTTGCCACATTATTCTCTGGTATTGCTTTGATTGGTTTGGGATACGTTGATTGGTCACTCACGTGGCCTTATGTAAAGCTTGTGAGTGTATTCTTGATGTTTGGCTTTCATGGCTTCTTGAGTAAACAGCGTAAGAACTTTATCAAAGGTGAGAATATCCCATCACCAAAGAAGATGCGGATATTAAATGAAGTACCTACGATCTTGTTGATCATTATCGTGGCGTCAGTAATTCTTAAATATTAAGGAGATATATAATGGCTTACAAATTAGTAGTTGAGAGTAATTATGAAACATACGTCAGAAAACGTGGTAAAAATAAGCAAGCACTTGAAGACTTGGCTCTTAAGTTGTCTATGAAGAAACCACATGCCAAATTCTATGTCGTTAAGGACACTATGAAAATCTGACAAATATGTCACACAAAAATAACTAATTAGGCTGGATGATTGACATCTGGCCTTTTTAATGATATATACTATATGTGAACGTTGAAACAACGTAAATACGGATCGGACTTGGGGGCAGTACCCAACGCCTCCACCACAAGCACATTACGCCTTACTGCAATAAGGTGTTTTTGCAGAGACACAGACCTCACGAGGGTTGAAGATGATGTGCTTTTGATGGGGGCGAACTAGGATCGACGGACGGAATAGCTGAGTGGAGTTCATCGGGTGATCGCGCATAGATCAATTAAACTAAATGCAAATGAAAATTTCGCACCATCTGGATTTGCCCTAGCGGCATAATCACAGGGGGTTGGCGACTTACCTAGCAACAGAAAAGTCGTATCTAAAACAATCATAAAAGGAAAAGATGTAATGAATAAACTATTGACAACAACAGCAGTAATGGTACTCCTAGCAGGAACTGCACATGCAGACCAAACTTTGATTTCACCAGCAGCACCACTAGTAACTGGCTCAATCGAAACTGTAATCGCAGAAACTGGAACAACTGATAAGTACGGAGCAACTACATCTTTTGGTCTTGACGTTAACACACCAGACGGAATTGTGACTGGCGGCATTTCTTTTAAAGCAACTCCAAGTACATCAGTATCTGTTGATGAATGGAATATTGCTACAACTGTAGGCGCGGCAACGTTGTCTTTTGGTGACCAAGGTAACATCTGGTTCGATACAGAAAGTGCCGCAGTAAATGGTACAATCGAAGAGCCAACGATGGCTAAAGAGAGCTTGCAAGTATCAGCAATGGGTGCAACTGTTGCACTTGGTTTTGATGCAATCGGTACAGACGTAACAGACCTAGAAAACATCCAAGTTGCATATGGCATGAACGTAGCTATTCTTGATGTAACTACAGCGGCTGATTATAACATCGACTCAAAAGAGTGGGTTTTTGCAGGTCGTGCAGACACAGCAGGTATGCTAGAAGGTGTACGTCTTGGTGGTGCAGTATCATATGGTACTCTAAGCGAAAAGACAAACTTCGAAGCAGATGCTACTGTAATGGGGATCACTGGTTACTTTAACGGTGACACAGATGACCTAACGCAAAACGTTGGTGGTTCTTACACAATGGGTGAAGTATTGAAAGTAGAAGGTGCAGTGAACTATAACTTGAATACAGAAGTGGTCGCACCATCTGTAACGTTGTCTTTCGACTTCTAATATACGCTACACAGTATAAACTGCAAATATACGCTTAAACGTAAACTAAAGGGGTTGCTATTTAATGAGGCAACCCCTTTTTGTTTTTCGTATAAATATACGTGAACAAAGCAGTGCAAAGAGAGGTATATTATGACGAATAAACTAAAGCAACTCACGTGGGCGCATCACCAAGCGGCTGAACGTAGAAAGTTCGCAAAGCAATTAATCAGTGGTGGCATTGATCCTTTCGTATATTACAAATTTCTAAACTGCCAGTATCTCGTATACAAGATGCTCGAAGAACTTGTAATCATCCCACCCAATCTAACATCAATCTATAGAGCGCCCCGTATCCTACAGGATATTGAAGAGCTTGGCGAAATATATGGATTTGATGATATTGACCATTACCCTAAATCAGTGGGCAAATGTATGACGCACATGCAAGGTCTTGCAGACGCAGACGATAATGATGGTCTACTATCACATATGTACGTTCGCCACTTTGGTGAGTTGCATGGTGGTCAGATAATCAAAGCTAAGACCCCAGGTAAGGGTGTCATGTACGAATTTGAAGGCGACACTAAGGTTCTTATTGAAGAATTTAGGAAGCTTCTC